ACGCTCTTCCGATCTCGCCACCGCGCGAGCGGCCTGCGACGGCTGGGCCGCCGCCACCTCGGTGGCCAGTTGCGCATCCTTGGCGCGCAGCGTGGCGTCGATCCCGGCGATCTCGCTGAGCGCGTCCGCGTGCTGCTGCAGCTCCTCACCCGACAGGGCGCGCTGCTCGGTTTCGGCGCGTGCCACCAACTCCTCGGCCCGCGTCACGACGCTGGCCCGCTTGCTGATCAGAAAATCGAGGTTCATGTCTGCTCCACTGCCGCCACCACGGCGGCTGGATGACACGGAGCCTCGACGGGCTTCTGGTCGGTCTGTCCTACGCGTTCGCTGAAACGATTACAGCGGTCGCACTTCCACTGGACGCGCGCACGTGGCGCGAGCGCGTCCGCACTCATGCGGCACAGCAACTTGCCGCAGTACGGGCACCGGACATCGGCTAGCGCGACCAGCCCCGTCCGCACACGTCCACCGTCGCGGTCTTGGCCCGCAGCGTCAGCAGCTGGCCGCGCCAGTCCATCGGCGGTGCCGCCACGGCCGCCGCGGCGCTCCGCGCCAAGACGCTGGTTTCGCTGTAGGCCGGATAGGTCACCGGCGACACATCGAACAAGCGCACGTCCTTGACGACGCGCAGCCCCAGCGCGTCGCCGCGCTCCCACACCTCGTCGTCCACGGCAAACGCAAACGACGACTGCGTAATGTCGCCGCGCTCCACCAGCGTCCAGAGGTCGCGCCCCGCCTGCGTGTCGGGCAGGTCCACCTCGTACCGCAGGCCCACGCCGTCCTCGGCCAGGCGCAGCGTGCCGTTCGAGGCGCGGCCCAGCAGCACGTTGGGGTCGTGATTGAACAGCGCCCGCACGTCGTCGCCGCGTTGCAGGGCCGACCGAAACGCGCCCGGCGCAATCACCTCGCGGAATAGGCCGCCGATCACCGTCTCGGTGTCGTACAGCGCCGCGTAGCCCGTCAGCCGCCGCGGCCCCTCGGCCGCCGCGCGGGCCTCCACCACGTGCGTCACCACGCGCGTCTCGCGTTCCGTTGCCATCACATCACCCCGTCCGGTGTCGTGCCGGTCAGGGCCGGTCGGTCCTCATCCGCGTCTGCCAGCGGCGACTCGCCGAGCGGCGCCAGGTTGGCCATGACATAGCGGCGATCTCCGTCCTCGCCGATGGTGTTGCGGTCCTCGAGCTCCAGGATGTCGTTCACCGAGAACACGCCCCGGTCGAACATGGCCTGGTAGTACTGGCTGCGGCTGGTCAAGTCGCCGCGCAGCATGCCCTGCACCACGAACTTGATGGCGCGCGTGGCAAAGCCCTTGACGCTGAGCAGGTCCCGCGCACACGCCTGCTCCCACCGCACCAGCCACGGCATCAGCGAGTACTGCAGGAACATGGTCTGTTGCGCCTCGATGCCCGTGCCCCACGACGTGCTGCGCTCGACCTGGCCGATCATGTGTGGCGGCACGCGCAGCAGCGTCGCCACCTGCGCGTCGCTGTACTGCAGCGTCGACAGCATTTGGGCGTCTTCCGGCTCCATGCCGACCTGCTGCCACTCGATGCCTTCCTCGAGCACGGCCACCCGATGCGCATTGCTCAGGCCCCGCGTGGTGGCGTCCCACGCGGCCTTGAGCCGCAGCCGTGCCTCGTCGGACAGTTGGCCCGGCGCCTTGAGCACCCCACTCGGGCGGCCGCCGTTGCTGAAGAACCGCGCGCCGTATTCCTTGGCGGCATGCGCCAGGCCCAGCGTCTCCCGGTGCAGCGTCAGCGGGCTGTAGCCCAGATAGCCGTCGTAGCCAAAGCCGCGCAGGTGCAGGATCGGCGCGGGCTGCGTGGCCGGATTCGCCCACGTCCACTTGACGTCGCGGCCGTCAGGCAGCCGGTACAGGTACACCAGGTGCCGCCGCTCGTCGCGCGTCACCGTCATCAGGTGCGGCGCCAGCGGCCACAAGCCCACCGGGCGGCCCGACGTGTCCCGCTGCACCTCGCAGTACGCGTTGCCCCGGAGCATCAGGTGCCCCTGCAGCGTGCTGCGCAGCTCGATGGCCGTCATCTCCGGGTTCGGCAGCAGGTGCAGCAGCGAGGCCACGGGATGGCGCGGGTCTTCCTGCTTGCCGCGTGCCGTCTTGGCGAACACCTTGAGCGGCAGGCTGCCCACCGCGTCGGCCACCAGCGACACGGCCGCGTAGACCGCCGGGATGCCGAGCGCCTTCTCGCTGGTCACGGCCACGCCGCTGGCCGTGGGCGTACTGCCCAGCGCCGACCGCAGCGCGTCATCGGGCGTCTTGTACGAACTGCTGCGCAGCAGCTGCCCGAGCACGCTCATGCCGCACTCCCGGCCGAGGCCTGGAACAGCTCGTCAAACGTCTTGACGTCCTTGCCCGCAGCCCGCTGCTCCTTGAGCATCGTCATCTCAATCTCGGCGCGGCGGAACCACGGCTCGGTGATGACTTGCTGGCCGATGTGCCCGCACTTGATGGTGGGATCGACCAGGATGGGACAGCCCACGGCGCGGGCGCGCGTGCAGAACGCCACGTCTTCGGTGATCGCCGGCAGCCCCACGTTGTCCAGGACGTACTCGAACCACGGCCGCTGGAAGGCGCGCGTCACGCGCATCGGCACGAGCGCGCAGCCCATGCCGATCAGGTCCACGGGCCGCAGGGCGTCGCCCTCGAGCACCTGCGGCGCGTAGTGGTATTCGGTGACGTGCTTCTCGTCGTGCACGAACGGCCGGTCGAGCAGCACGGGCCAGTAGGGCCACGACTTCAGGAAGTAGACGCCCGACACCATGCCGGCGCTGTGGTGCCGCAGCATCTTGTCGAGCAGGTCCTCGGGCCACGTCATGTCGGCGTCGAGAAACAGCACATGCGACGCGCCCATCACCTGCGCCTGCATGAGCGTGTAATCGCGCATGGCCGCCACCGACGGGTACTGGTCCACCCACGTGACGGCCCAGTCCTGGAAGCCGTGCGCCTTGATGGCCGTGGCCACGTGCGGCCCGGCCAGCGCCCCCAGCAGGCTCTTGCTGGTTTGCCGGTAGATGCTGCGCTCGTTGGAGCACACCGAGATCAGGACCGCGCGCTCGTCCTCCGGCACCACCCAGTCCGTCACCCGCTGCGGCTTGCGAAACTCCCAGCACCGATGGCTGATGGGCCGAACACGCACGCCGCAGAACGCCTCAAAACTCTTGACGCCACGGGCCACATCGGGCCAGTCCCGGTCATGCCCGAGCAGTAGACCGCCCGCCTTGACCTTCGGCCACCACGCCTGCAGGTCAGCCAGCACGGCCGCCACGGTGTGCTCGCCGTCGATGAACACCACGTCGAGCGATGCGTCGGGGTAGAGGGCGGCCGCCTCCGTGCTTGACATCCGCACGGCGTGAATGTGCTTCGCCACCGGTGCGATGTTGGCGAGGAAAACCTCGTAGAGGCGGCCGTTCTGGACGTCGGGATCGGCCTGGTGCTGCGGCTCGGGCGAGCCCTGCCAGGTGTCCACGACGTCGGCGCGGATGGCCTTGCCGCTGTTGGCGATCTCGACGCCCAGGAAGGCCGCCGACTGGCCCTTCCAGGCCCCGACTTCCACCACGTGCCCGCCTGACGCCGGCAGCGCCTCGACGACCGACGCGTAGACGTCGGGCCAGTCGAACCAGCCGGGCAGGTCCTGGTAGAAGTGAGCGAGATCAGCCATGCCGCCACGCGACCAGCACGCCGACCGCCACGAGCACCACGCCCGCCGCGATCACGCCCGCCGCCAGGTGCAGCAGCCCCACGCCGTACACGCCGACGGCCGCGCCCACCAGCACGAGCCCGTCTGCCAGTCCCACGCGTGCGCCTACTGCCACGCTTGCAGCATGGAGACACACGGCACGCACGGGTAGGGGGTACCCGTGAGGATTTCAGTCGCTAGCTGTGCGTGGTGGTCGTGCTGTGCCCGTGCTCGAGTACCACGTACCGCGAGCCGCCGATCCGCACCGACGGCACCGCGCCCTTGGCCACCCAGGTCCAGATCGTGCGCTCGGTCTTCTGATACGCGACGGCGGCTTGCTTGACGGTCACCAATGGCTTGTCGCTCATAACACCAGCACCTCCTTGCGGTCGTAGATGCTGCCGGTCGTCTGCGGCGCCAGCTTCAGCCACAGCGACATGGCGTTCAGCAGCGCCACCATCGGATCGATGCGCTGCCGACTCTTGGCCTTATCGGGTTTGAGGTTGCCCGCCGGGTCCGTGCTCACTGCCAGGTTGTCGGCCGTCCACGTCAGCACGGGCGACCGTGGATGCCGCAGCTGCCCGGCCGCCAGGAGCGCCAGCAGGCGTTGCGTCGGCTCGGTCATGGACGCGTAGCCTTGCCGCACCTCGAGCACCGCCTTCTCGCCCAGCGTGCCCGCCAGCTGCTGCGCCGTCTCGGTGGCGTTCCACGGGTCATACCCCAGCGCCCGGAGCTGGCAGGTGCGGGCCCGCTCCACGATGTCGGCGCGCACACGGGCGTAGTCCACGACGCTGCCGGGCGTCACCGTCAGCCACCCCTGCTGCTGCCACGTGCGATAGGGCACGCGGTCGGTGGTGTCGGCCAGCTTGGCCTCGGGCAGCCACACCTGCGGCCACACGCGCACCGCGCCGTCCGGGTCCACCGTGAGCCACGTGCAGGCCGTCAGGTCGGTGGTCTTGGACAGGTCCAGCCCGGCGAACACCGGCCGCCCGGCCAACGCCGCCCAGTCGTAGTCCTCGCCGCACGCGTCCCACTGCGCCCGCGGAATCAGCCGCGTGTCCTGCTCGACCAGCTGCCCGAGATGCAGCCGCCGAAACGTCGGTTCATACGCCGGGATGTTGACGGCCTTGCGGCACTCCGTCTGCAGGTACTCCGGCTTGACGCTGATCCCGTAGTTCGGGTTCGCCTTGCGCCACGTGCTCACGGCCTGCCAGTCGTCGTCCTCCTCCGCGCACGCAATCAGGCCAAACCACGCGTCGTCCTCGACCACGCCCTCGAGCAGCTGCCGCGTGTAATCCCGGTGCGCCCACCAGATGCTGGTCCGCTCCTGCCCGGCCGTCGTGATCTCGAACAGCAGTGGCTGCCGGCGCGTGCCCATGCCGGTCTGCATGACTTCGATGACGGCCGGCGTCTTGTGCGCGTGGACCTCGTCGGCAATCACGATGTGTGGACGCAGGCCGTCGAGCGTGTCGGCGTCCGCGCCGAGCGGCACCAGCTTGCTGGCCGACGACTCCTGCAGCAGCTGGTGCTTCTCAACGGTCACGCGCTTGCGCAGCGCGGCCGCTGCCAGGACCATTTGCCGCGACGACTCGAACACGATGCGCGCCTGGTCCTTCTTGGTGGCCACGATGAAGCCGTCGGCGCCGGGCTCGCCGTCGAAGAACGTGGCCAGCAACGCCAGCCCGCCGGCCAGCACGCTCTTGCCCTGGCCGCGCGGACACTCCACAAACGCGGTCCGAAACCGGCGCCGGCCGTCGGCCTGCCGCCAGCCCCAGAGCGAGCCGACGATGAACTGCTGCCACGCCTCGAGCACGATGGGCGTGCCGGCCCACTCGCCCTTGTAGTGCCGCAGCACCTGCGGGAAGAAATCGATGGCCTTGGTGGCCTCGGCGGCATCGAACCGGTGCGCCTGGCGCGTCAGGTCGCCCAGGTGCCGCGCGCACGCCAGCCGGTGCAGCGCGCCCGCCGGCACCTTGCCCGCCACCACCCGCTCGGCGTACGTCGTGATCGGGTGCTTACGTGTGGCCATGCGTGGCGCGCCGTTCGACCAGGTACACCAGACGCGCCAAGGCTCCGACCGCCAGCACCGCGCCCACCAGCACACCGGCCGCAAACAGCAGCACGCCCAGCAGCACCGGTCCCAAAGGCGCCATCACTTCACCGCCCGGATGCGCTTGCCTCCGGCGGCCCACGCCTCGAGCGGGTCCACCTCCACCTCCGGCGTCTGCGGCAGGCGCAGCGCCGTGGCCGGGTTCAGCGCCAAGTCGTTCTCGAGCGTGTGCAGCTGCTGCTGCAGCTTGAGCCGCGCGGCGATCAGCGGATTGGCCGTCGCCTTCACGTGCTCGTTGCCGGCCCCGTCCACTGTCGTCGTCAGGATGAGCGGCGCACTCTCCTCCAGCGCCACCTGCACCCGGTCACACTCGGCCAGCAGCTGGCAGTAGTTGCGCAGGATGTGCCGGCTCGTGCGCGTCAGTAACCCGCGCAGGACCTGCAGTGGCGCGTAGTACTGCCAGTAGCCCAGCGCCGCCGGCCCCAGCCCGTCCGGTGGCGTGCAGTCGGTCGTGCTGTCCTGCAGTCCCCGCTGCGCGTCCTTGCTCACCTTCCCCACGCGGGCGTGGCCCCCGCTCCCTCGTGCGCCTGGCATCAGTGCTGCCTCCTATGTAAAAACTGCTCGGTGCTGTGTAAAAAATGCCCGATTTTGAAACGATTTAACCGGCCTCCGCGTGTTCCTGTC